GTCGATGCCGACACCGGCATGAAGCAGGAAACGGCCTTCTGTCTGCTCAGCGACGCGGAATCTGACGAGGCCAGCTGGTAGGCTGAAAGGAAGCTAAAATGGGAACGGCAATGATGATTGGAAAGACGCAGTTCAAGGGGCTGATAGTTGATGCCCTCTTGAACGGTCGCGAGGTGAAAGGCCATATCGAAATTCATGAAGATGACCTCAAGCAGGCTCTTTTAGAGCTTTCCGGGGAAGTCGAAACTGAAAAAGTAGAGAAGCCCAAACTTCAAGGATTATCATTGCCGCCTAACAGCTTCCCTCGCTCAACAAGAATATCCCAAAACTTAAAATCAATCATAAATAAAAAGGAAAAAACATCATGAAAAGACTCTATGAAGATGTCCTGGTGAAACAGTCGTTTCCCGCCCAGCAGATCTCTACTGCCGGGACCACATACAACAATACCACCATCGGCGTAAGCTCCGGTATCGACATGCGCGGCTACGATGAAGCCACCGTGATGATGAACCTGGGCACCGTCAATGGCACCCTTCAGGTATCCTTGCTCGAAGGCGATACCGCTGTTGCATCCGCAGCCACGGCCATCACCGACGAGGCCGGGACCGCTGCCGACTTCACGGATACCACAACCGCCAATGACAATACCACCAGGATGATTGCCATCCGGTGCAAAGACAAAAAGCGGTATCTGTTCGTGAAAGCCGTCCGCGTCGGTGCCAACGCTAAGTCGTTTGCCGTCGATGTATTGCTTTCGAATGCGAAGGAAGTCCCGGTCACTCAGGACAACACCGTCGAATTCAAGCACGAACTTCCCTAAAGGAAGTTTTCCTTCTAGCTGTGCTGGGGGTGGCTACAAACGCCCCCAGCATTTTAAAAAGGATACTCAATGCTGCTTACAAGTTTTAACAGAGTACTCATTTCGATGAACGAGGCTGATCCTTTAAGTTCGTCCGACTTCGAAAACCGGCGGCGCTATGTCAAGCGGATTGCCGCCATCTCCCGGCGGGTAGAGACCTACCTCGACCGGACCTTAGAATTAACCAGCTACACGGAATATTTCGATACATCACAAAGACAGCTTTCTTTTTTCGTCAAGGCCCATCCAGTTTCTTCTATTACCAGCGTTAAATCCGATTCCACCGGCGAGTACGACGGCAGCGAATCGAGCGAATCAAATTATTACATCGGGGCGGAGGAACAGACCATTGTTCTGGCTACCCCTGTTGTTCCTGCCCGGCGCGGCCTCCAGGTAGTCTATACCGGCGGCATGGCCAATCATGGCGTTAACAGCGTTTTTGAAGTTACTATAACCGGCTCTTTCTCTGCTGACAAGTACGTCCAGGGCCGGACCAGCGCGGCGGTAGGATGTATCGTAAGCGAATCCAGCGGCACCCTGACCGTCGAAGTGCTGTATGGCATCTTTCAATCTGGCGAGATAATCGACCAGAAGACAACGGAGTCCGGCGCGGCTGATGGCAATTACGCCACTATCGACTCTGTGACATCGCGGGGCATGGCTGAGGCTTACCCCGACATCGTCGAGGCTACCGAACTCCAGATCAGATACATGGATGACCACCGAAGCGACTATGAAAATACTACGACCGCAAAGGGGCAGACCGCCCGGCGCGGGGAAGCTGCCGATGCTGAACTTGTACAAGAAGTGAAGGCGATGCTTGATCCTTACAAGAGGATAATGATTGGCTAAACCTGTTGAATTAACCATCCGGGGCCGGAAGGCTTTACAGCGGATTTTTAAAAGGGGAAGTACTTCTTTTTTAAAGGATATTCACCGGGCCTGGACATTGGATTCCAATACTCTCCTGGGTGATATTATCAAGACACAGCTTTCCGGCAGGCGCGGAAATGTCTTCCTCAACCGCCGGACGGGCAACGCCGCCAGGGCATTGTTAAACCGCACTCAGATTGTCGGCGGGGATGTGATTTCAAAATTCTTCCTCGATGCCAACAACCCGGCAAAGCGGTATCTGCCTATACACGATTCAAGCTGGCCGAAAAGCCGGACGATTGTTCCGAAGGCGAAGAAGTATCTCAAGTTCCAGACCAGGGATAAAAAATGGCATACCGTCAAATCGGTAACCATTCCCGAACGAACCAATATCGTAGAGACAATAAAAAAGAAACGGAAAGTCCTTCATCGGGCATCATTGCAGGCGGTTTTAAATAAGATTCTTGAAAAATAATGTTTGTCTATAATTCTCAGAACCGATACGCTACGCATATCCCGAATGCGAATTTTTGGACCGCTCAGTATTGGACCCCTGTATATACCAACCCAAGTGATATTGTTTCCCAGCCGGTACAGGACCAGATCCTCGACCAGCTTCAAACCCAGCTGCTGACGATAACGACAGCTAACAGCTTTAATACTGATATCGGAGAGGTAAACAAGGGAACGCGAAGCCCTGAAAATATCAGGAAATGGCCTGCCATCAATATCCTGGTAGGCCCGGAAACTTATTTCAATCCGACTGCAAATGAAGCCGGGCGGCTCATGAAGACAATGACGGTCGTTCTGGACGTATACATGAAGGGAAAGAAAACCCGGCAGGAAAAACTTTCAGACTTGATTGCCGATATCGAGCTTTGTCTTTATGACGATACTGTCGCGAATGAACGGTACAATCTCAGTGGGAAATGCCTGGTAATGCAGCCGGTCCAGACCCTTCCTTTCGAACTGGAAAGTTCGGATAATATGTATGGATTCGAACACGAATTCATGATCAAATACCGGCAGAAGCGGAGTGACCCGACCACCCTTTACAATTAGGATTTTATCATGCCGAAAATCAGAGTCAATCAAGATGCGGTTATTACCTGGAAAGATATCAACTATACCGGTGGACAAACTGTTGATATCCCGGAAAAGGAACTGAAGAATTTCCAAGGCAAGTTTCAAAAACTGGAGGCGAAACCCTCAAAGCCGTTATCAGTAAAAAACTTTAAAAAGGAGGACAAATAAAATGTTCGTAGCACAAAAATCCATGCTGGTGGCGAAACTTGAGTCAACGCCATACACTGCCGAAAACTTGGCCGATGCCGATTTCGATATTGAAGTCGAAAACCTTACCTGGGATGAACAGGTAGCCGAATTCCAGCGCAAGGTAATGGATGGGACATTGGATTCCTATCAATCCGTTTTCGGGCAGCAGACAGCGACATTCAGTTTCATGACCCCGATGAACCCCGGTGCTGCCGTGGCGACGATTCCGAAATGGGATAAGTTTCTAAAGGGTTGCGGCTTCAAGGGTATCGGCTGGGATGCCGGGGTCGAAGTCGCCCAGGGATCCGCCGTCGAGGGTCTTTCCTGGGTGCCTCATGCTGACAATACTCATATACCCCTTACCATTGAGGCAATCGAACTGGACGACGGCAGTAGCCCCAGCCAGCTTGTCACGAAAGTGAAGGGTTGCATGGGCAACGTGACCTTCCTGATTAACGAGTCCGGCGAACCGATTCAGATGCAGTTCGAATTTTCCGGTTCGCTGGTATCCGTCACAGATCGCGTGTACGGCTCTATCCTGTCGCCTACCGGTGTTTCAACCGTGCAGCCCCCTGCCGTCCTCTCCGCTACTGTAACGGTCGGAAGAACGACCCAGGACATCAACCGCTTTTCCTTTACTCCTGGAAATGTGGTAAGCCCCTGGAAGTCCGCCGGGCAGGCAGCAGGCGTGAATGGATTCTTTATCAGCGCGACTGAAAAAATCCTTACCCTCGACCCGCTGGCCGACCTTCTGGCCAATGACCCGGTCTATACGCAATGGCTGGCCGGGACAACCGGCGCGGTGGTAACATCGATTGCCTCGACTCCGGCCCTGGCCTTATCCGCCCCGGTTGCCCAACTGTCAAACAAGACGCGCGGAGAAAGGGATGGTGCCAGCACCGCAGACAAGACTTTCCGGCTGCATAAGTCCTCCGGGAATGATGCTCTGGAACTGCTTCAGGGTGCCAAGTCCTAATCATTCACAATAAAGGAGCCAATACAATGAATGAAAAGAACCTTAAAATCACCCCGGAGGAAGAAGCGGAACTCCGTGCCCTCCGGGGATATTCTCCCAAGCACATTTTCTATTGGGTTCATCCCCTGGAAAAAAAATGTCTCCCCAAGGAAAAGTGGTCCGTCTGGAAACTGGAAAGCCGTAATTCCAAGGACATTGCCGACGTTGAGGACCAGATGTTCATGCAGCGTACCCCGGACGGTAAAACCCGGACCAGCCTTTCGAATGCCCGGATAGATACCCTCTATCGGCATGTCAAAGGATTTAAAAACTACTTCGGGAAGGATGACAAGGAAATTGTCTGCGAATACGAGGATGAAGAAAAAACCCAGGTCACGCGGGAAAGTATTCATTCGATTTCAAAGGATCTCCAGATTGACCTACTCGATGCCATCAACAACGAAGATAAACTGACAGAGGAAGAAAAGCTGGGTTTAGAATTCTAGCTGGTTTTCATACGGGCATTTTATCCACTTCCCCATGCAAAAGATGTAAAAATGAACCACTCTTCGCGCGAAAGAATGGATGTGATGGAAGGCCAGCAGAGAGACCCGTTGCCCGGATGGACTATCAGGGAGACACCTTCATTTTTTGGAATTGCCCTTCCCGCTTTGTTCCTGGTTCTGTTTATCAGTGGTATGATATTTACAGCTTTTATACTCGATTCAATGGCGCGGACCCTGGCCGGTACGAAGACCAGAATCCGGCGTTCATATCAGCGTGTAATGTATATGAAGAAGCAATCAACCTTTGTCATAAAAAGATCGCTCAGGTTCGGGGGAAGCGTTAATGTCAGATAAACTTTTTGAAGTCGAAGCCAGGTTAAAGGATTTCATTTCCGGCAAGTTCAAGGAAATGGAGGGCGTTACCGGGCAGTCCTCAAAAAAGATGGCTGAAGGTGTCGAAGGTGTAAACAAACGCTTCGAAAAAATGTCCAAAGTCCTGAAGACTGCCGGGACAGCCCTTGCCGGTTTCGTCGGCATCAAGGCACTTCAGGGAATGGTTGGAGAAGTCCAGCAGCTGGGCGACGGTTTTGATAAGATGTCATTCCGTCTGGGCGTTTCAACAACCTTCCTTCAGGAACTGGACCACGCCGCCAACCTGGCCGGAACTTCTGTTCAGACCATGCAGACAGGTATCCGGCGGCTGAACAAGGCCGCCTTCGATGCCGATAAGGGCATGTTGACGGCAAAAGAGTCTTTCGACAAAGTCGGCGTGAGTGTCCGCGACAGCAGCGGGGCCTTAAAGGATACCGAAACAATATTCGAAGAAGTCGTGGCTGGCCTTGGCGGCCTCGAATCATCCGTTGAGAGGGTTGCCCTTGCCCAGGAACTTTTAGGCCGCTCCGGTACTGAACTGTTGCCGTTGGTAGCTGCCGGTGCCGATGCCTACAAGGAAGCCAGGGAAGAGGCCCACCGCCTTGGCGTTGTCATGGACCAGGAAGCCTTGCAGGCAACTGTCGATTATACAGACGCGATGTGGAGGCTGAATCAAGCCATCAAGGGAATTAAGATCAAAGTTCTCATTCCCGCGATGCGCGATATGGCGGATACGGTTCAGGGTTTTATCGATGATGGCGGATTTGAAATTCTTGCAAAACAAATAAGAATTTTCACCGATGCTGGTTCAGTTGCAAAAGGTATCATCGATGATATCGCCACCAACGCGGCGATAATGTGGCTGCAAGTTACCGGACAGGAAGAGGACGCTATTCGTCTGATTCATGAACGGAACGAAGCGGGATTGGAAACCGTAAAGATCCTTACTGAAATCGCGAATCGATCTGATGAACAATCGAAAAGACAGGCCAAAGCTGAAGAGCGGCTGGCAAATGCAAGAAGAAAAAATGAGAAGGATGCAGGCGGCGGCCCCGGTGGACCCGGTGGTCCAATTGCCGTAGCAGAAGAAAAACAATGGCAGGCGGCCAGGGAGGCGGCAGAAAAGCGACTTGAACTAGCTAATGAGACACAAGAACAACTTTTTCTTCTCACGCTGACAGGCAGGGAAAGGGAATTAGCCGAACTGGAAATGTTCGAGTCCGATAAAAGGGCCATCCTTGAAGGTGCCAACGCCGAAACCGTTTTCCTGGAAGAGGCTGTTGCCGCCAAGCGTGAACAGATAGACCGGAAGCACAAAGAAAAAGAACTTGCCGAAGAAAAGAAATTTGCCGAAAAGCAAAAGGCCCTGGAACGCAAAAAACAGGATGATAGGGAAGCCTTGCAGCGTGCCAGAGTCCAAA